TATATCAAGCAAACGGCTTGATCTTATACCATAAACGAGGAGTATCGAAATGCGTAAAACACAATACTATGACACTGCTCTCAAGGCAGCCGAAGCAGTACCGGTCATCACAAAAAAGTGTGCGGGAATCGAGGGCGTGGAATACGACATCGAGGGATACACCACGGCGGATTCGTATGATGATCCGTTTCCACCGGCCGCGACGTGGTGGCCAGCATGGTTTGCCTATGGCAAGAGCTGGAAGACTCTTAAGGGCGCGCAACGCTTTTTAGCATTGCAACTCCAATGTCACGGCAAGGGCCTTGTGGATTATGCAAGGCAGTTCCGTATCGTCCGTAAAAGCGAGGCGTGAAGGCTGCCTAGATTGTCGCGGCCGCCCCACCCCCAGCAATGATGAAAAAATACAGGCATCAGTTTGTAATATCACACACAACATGTGATATACTTTATATATCATCACACTATCAGAAAGGAACATTGAGATGGCAACCAACAACCTAAGCAACAAGTTCATGAAAGTCCTCAACGAAGTCCCCAACTTCGTGACCGACGAAACCGCACAGGCAGGCAACCGGACTTACAAGTACCTCAACCTCGCAACCATCCTCAAAACCATCAAACCCGTTTTCGAGAAGCACGGGCTGGCATTCAGCCAGCGCGTCACATTCGACAACACGGGAGAAGCGCGGCAGGTCATCGGAACAGTAGAAACCATCATATTCGACGATGAAGAACAGATGGTGGCCTGCTCCTACCCGTTCTTCGTGACCGGCGACCCCCAGCAGGTCGGCAGCGCGATCACCTACGCCCGCCGCTACAGTCTCTACGCGGTGTTGGGCATCTTCCCAGACAAGGACGACGACGGCGCGTATGCGAAACAGCGTTACGATACTGCCGACCGTACCATCAGCGCCGAACAGTACGCCGAGCTAGTCAAGGCGATGGACGTCCACAACATCCCGTCCGAAGCGCGCGGAGAGTTCATCAACGGCACTCTGAACCGTCAGGTCAAGGGATGGCGTGTACTCACCCAAACCGATTTCCGGAATCTGATGAACGCCATCAACCGAATGTGAAATGAACTGGAGGATATGAAATGAATCAACAGAAGAACAACCACGACAGCAACCACGAAGTCAGGAAGCCGAACTACACGCTCCGCCTCATCAAGACCATGCTCGCCATCATCGGATTCGTGAGCAGCATGACCCTGCTGTTCACGTGGCGGACGGCGGACTCGCAGACGGCCACCGTCCTTGTGAGCGTCATCTACCTGTTGACCGGCCTATGGCTGATCGTGCGGTTCGCCCCACGCGACTAAAAGACTTCCCTCCAGCCGACAGTCCAACAAAAAACAAACCATTGGGATGTTTTTCGCGGACATCCACGTTCACCATGTCGACTGGAGGGAACCATAACTGAATATCGACAAACAACAAATCCGCCACGGCGTTTACATACACAAATTCTGTCGTGGCATTCGGTTGGGCGGGACTCGTCACCCGCCCAACCCACACCAAAAGGACAACCACAATGAAGATCATCAATGTATCGCAAGCCACCGAAACCGAAGCATGGCTCGACGAACGCATGGGCCGTATCACCGGCACCAAAAGCGGCGGACTCGCATTGGAACACTACACCCAGACCGACGTGGAAAGACTCGTGGAGTACCGAGACAAAGCGTTGGAACAGGCCAAGAAGGCGAAGACGCCTGACAAGGCCAACGAGTATTACGCGAAGGCTCAGAACTACGACGAGAAGATCGTGGACGCCGAAGCGAAAAACAAGCGGCTGAAGGTCGGCGTGGACTTCTGGAAGTTCCTCGCCGAACTGTGGGCCGAACCAGCGGACGGTGAACCGCCGATGGAACGCGGCCACCGTCTCGAACCCGAGAACATCCAGCTCACTCTTAACATGCTTGGCTTCGACCCCGGCGATTGCGTAGCCGACTGCGGCATCTGGGAGAGTGACGATGATGACCGTATCGCGTGCAGTCCCGACGCCTACGAGAACAGCGAGAAGCCGACGTGGGCCATCGAATGCAAGTCGCTCGGCTCCGCATACCACTTGCAGACCGTGGTGCCGTGGATGATGCACACGGACGCCATGCGATCCCATATCGCCAACCTGAAACCTGAACTGGTGGACGTCATCGAACAGGTGTTGCCCGAGTACACGCTGGACGGCAAGGCGACCGGCTTCGACTTCATCCCCGACCAATACAAGGCGCAGGTGCTCCAATACTTCGTCGTATGCGATTCGCTGGAAGTCCTGTTTTTCTCGATGTTCGACCCGCGCGTGGTAGGAGCCGCACACCATCAGGTCATTCCCGTGTACCGCAAGGACGTCACCGAACAGATTGAGAACCATAAGCGTAGCCAGTTGGCCACGCTCCATATATCCGATGTGCTGGCCGACGCTCTGGGGGTGACGTTCTGATGAAGTCTGCAACGATTCTTGAAAGCCCTGACATGTTCGCCCTGTTCGACGGATGTCCCACGTGCAACCGGAAGGACGCCGCTTATCTGAGCACGTGCCACGTGTATGCACAGCAGATGGGCCGTAGGCTCCGCATCGTATCGTCGGGCAGCCCTACCGCCAGGGCGATACGCGCCATCGCCAAAGACCAAGGCGTAATCGTGCGTTATCCGATGATCTTGCTGGACGGGTTGATCTACTTCGAGCCGCAAGACATCAGCCTTGACGATTATCTGGTGGACGATGACGAAACCGAAGAAAAGGAGGAAACCGATGAAGCCTGATACCCTCACCAGCGATGTGCTGGAGCTGTTCGATCGTAACCGTATCACCGTTAACACGCTGCGTAAGTTCGTGGTGGAGAGCGTGGCCGACTTCCTCGGAGACAACAAGCACGACAAAGTGTGCGGCAAGCTGTTCGACCGCTGGTATCAGCACGTTCGGCGCTCGATCTGGGTCGGTGCCGCTCAATACGCCTTGGAACACCACGGGTTCACCCATGATGAAGCCACCAAGGAAGCGAAGAGCCTGTATGAGGACCTGTACGCGGATTACGACAAGCGTTATCACTGCTGGCGTCGCCACAATGAAAGGAAGACCAATGAAGACTGAACCGAACTGGTGGACAGCCGTGCTTTCCGCCGGAATCACAGCGGGATACGCCACCACCGTGGTGCAACTCTCCCCAGGCCCCGGCTACGTGTTTTCCTCGCTCCGCCGCAAGCTGACCATAAAGACCGAGAACCTGCCCGATTCTCTCCCCACGTGGGCCAAGGATTACGCGGATAGTCTCGGGGAACTCGCCTATTGCGGTTGGTGTCTTAGCCCGTGGGTGTCGCTCCCGGTGTGGGCGATGGCAGCCAAGATCAACCGGGTACGGTTCGGAGTCAAGTGGGTGGCCGGATGGATCGTAGCCGCTGGAGTGGCCGCGTTCCTCCGCCATTCAGCTGAAACGACGGTGGCGTAATGTTCGGCCTGCAACAGGTTCATGTGCTGTTGATTCTTTGGATGGCGAAACGTCCGCTTACCCACGAGGAAATCGAACGCATGGCGGTCTTGGCGAAGTATGACGATACTCCGCAGGGATTGAGGTCGCGCATGATCGAACTTGAGCGTTCCGGTCATGTGTACCGTGTCGATAGGGAGGGTGTGAACAGTCGGCATCGCCATTGCTGGCGGTTCGCTCTGACCGACGACGGGCGCGAAGCCATTAGTGAACTGTTTGGCGAAACACAAACAATGTGATATAATATATATATCACATTGTAGGGAGGTGAAACATGCGTAAGCAAAACAAGATCAAAACCGTAATCAACGGTCAAGAAGTCACAGTGGAACAGGACAGTCAGACCGGCCAGTTCTTCACACGGCAAACCGTCGGCAACATTCCCATTGACTACGCGAACATCAGCGACAGGGTGACCATCGGCCAGTGCATCAAATACTGGCGGCTACGCCACGGGTACTCACAAGCGGAACTAGCCGAACGAATCGGCGTCGCAGGCCCAAACGTGGTAGCCATGTGGGAAACCGGACGCCGCAAACCACAAAAACAATACCGGATGCGACTAGCCGAACACCTAGGCTATGACATCCTGACCAAAGACTAGAACATAGTCTAAAAAAATTGCACCATTAGATTAATCATCACACCAAAGGAGCAACAATGAACACCATCAACTATCTGACCTCAATCATCAACCTCTTGCAGAAGGCCCCGCAAGCACAGGAAATCATCGACACCCAAGGACTCGGACAGGAACTCACGTTCGGCCAGATCGGGATTGAAGACGCCAAAGCGTTCCTCAAACTCTACGACGTTCTGGGCAGCGTTGAAGGCGTTAAGCTCACGGCCATTCATGAATGCAAGACAGACACCGATAGGCAATATTTCTTCAAAGTAGTCGCCCCAATAACCATGTACTTCTTCCACTGCGAAGGAGTATCCGAATGAGCAAAACAGACCCGGATACCGAAACCCGTATAAAGGTATTCCACCGTGACCACGGCAGATGTTTCATCTGCGGGAAAACGTTAAGCGCCTCCGCGTTCAACCTGCACCACAGGCGTATGCGCTCCCACGCTTGGGACGGGTTGAACCTACCCAGCAATCTTATTACCGTCTGCGGTTCGGGAACAATGGGATGCCACGGGCGTATCCACCAGCATCCCAAGGAATCGTATGAGAACGGCTGGCTGGTCAGCGCGTACAACGATCACCCCGAAACCGTTCCCGTACTCAGCGAATACCGGAACCGAGAATACTTGCTGAGTAATTGACATAAAAGAACCCGGCACCAGTCATCAAGACCAGTGCCGGGCGAGAATACGGCACCCCGATCAACACCGGTGCCGTTTTCTTTTATTTTCGGTCATCACACCATCGCTCGAAAGGAGCAATAACAGTCTACCACGAGGTTACGTGTTACCGGCTGTCACTCCACGAGCGTCCAGCGCTTCGCATCCTCGTCCGGCGACGAGCTGACGTTATTCTTCTGGCACACGTAGTGCCGCCCGTTGAACATCACCTTGTCGCCCTTATGGTACTGCGTGTCCTTGCTGGTGGGGCGCACCCATTCCGGCCATTCATCCGCGGGCTCCTCGGGTTCGCCCCGGCTCCACACCGCCCGCTTCGAGCTTGCCGACACGCTCCTCGACCGCGGCATCCGTTCCCGGTTCGCCCGTGGTCGTCGTGCCGACCTCCAGACCGAAGCCTTCCACGGCCTGTTGAGCGGCAGTGGCCGAATCGGCCGCATTGGTCTCGGAAACCTTCGCGGCGGAAGCCGAGGACGCGGCATTCGTCTCCGAAACCTTCGCGGCAGTCGCGCTCTCTCCGGCCTCGCTCGCACTATCAGCCGCAGCTTGAGCACTCACACCGGCCTCGCTCGCACTACCAGCCGCAGCCCTCGCAGATTGCGAAGCCGACCGTGCGGCGTTTTCGGCCTGAGTGACGGAACCGGAAACAGACGCAACAATATTAGCAGCCTGTTCGGCGCTCGATGCGGCGTTCCGTTCGCTCGATGCGGCGTTCCGTTCGCTCGATGCGGCGTTCCGTTCACTCTCTGCCGCGTTATCCTTGCTTTGCTTCGCCGCCGTAGCGGACTGCGAGGCTTGCGTGGCACTATTGGCGGCGTTCCGTTCACTGGTTTGCGCCGCGCTAGCGGAAGCGGACGCCTGTTATTCACTGTTCGCTGCGGCATTAGCTGAACCACGCGCAGCCGTCACACTCTCGTTAATGGATTGCTCGGCCTTACTGATGCTTTCCACAGCGTCACTAGCGGTTTTGTTAACGCTTCTGATAACCGTATCAGCGGTATCCTGCACTGTGCCGATGATCTTGTCGATACGGGTTTGCTGACCATCCTCCGGGTCGAAAACACCAGACACTGCGGGTTCGACCAGAAACACGACATTACGGGAATACGTCTCGCCGTCCCCGTCGATGAAAGCGAGGTTGCATCCGACCCGTCCCACACTCAAGACTCCCACGGGAATAGTGAAGTCCCAAGCACCGTCAGACTCGACACCGGTCACGTAATCACCATACTGGTTGTCAGAGCGTGGAGGATAATACAGGCGAGCGCCGGTGAACCCAGTGACTTTCTGCCCGTGATCCATTGGGACGAAACGAATGATCTTGCCGTTATCATCCGCCTGATTGACAACGATCTAGGGGAGTTGCTGACTGATGTCGTTGATCTTAACGGTGATAGTGCGGAACAAGTCGGATGCGATTGTCATAATTTACCTCACTTGGAGATGCCTGCGTAGTGGACGCCGAACATGCCAGCCACGCCGGAGCCGATTAGAGCGCAAGCGCCACCCATCACGGCCACCCATGACGGCACGTCCGGCACGGCGCTCACGAAACTCAGCACCGCACCGGCGATACCAACCAGACCGGAAACCAGATACGCCCACTTGCGAGTCGCGGCGTTAAACGTCGGCACGTAATCATCATTACCGTCCGGCACCTCGTTGGTAATCACGGTGTCCTTGACCGGTTCACCAGTATCAATACTCATAACAAACCTCCTATCGAATAGTCTACTTGACGCGAATCGTCTGGCCAGCGTAGATCACATCAGGATTGGCGATACCGTTCAACGCCACCAGACTGGAAACACTGGTACCGTACGCTGCGGCGATACCGCTCAACGTGTCACCGGGCTGGATAGTGTACGTTGTAACGGACGGTGCCGGTGTAACGGACGGGGACGGTGCACCGCCCGGCACTTTCAGCACCTGACCCGGATAGATCAGATTCGGGTCGGCAATACCGTTAAGCTGCTGGAGGGTCTGCCACGAAGTCCCGTACTTGGCGGCGATACCGCTCAACGTGTCCCCCGACTGCACCGTATACGTGCCGCTACCGGGCTGGACAGTATTGGCGGTGCCATTGATCTTCAGCACCTGCCCCGGATAAATCAGATTCGGGTTAGACAGATTATTGATCTGCGCCAGCACCTGCCAGCTAGTCCCATACATCGACGCGATACCGCTCAGCGTGTCACCGGAGCGCACGGTGTACGTGCCTGAAGCGGGAGTGGACGGAGCGGGAGTGGAAGGTGTCGGCACGTTGGTCACACTCGAATGACCCGCCTTATATGCGTTCCAAGCGTTCACGTCACCATAGAACTTGTCGAGGTCAAGACTGCCTGAGTATCCGGGTAGGCGTCCATTGGACGAATACTGGCGGATCGCGCACGCATACGCGCCCTCGTTCCACGGCGTATCCTGATACCCCGTAGCGTTCATATTCGCGTACTGAGCCACCCACAATCCACGATCGCCAATGTTCTGAACGTCGCTAAGCATCGACGCTTGCACGTAGACGATAGGCTGGGAGCCTGTACGCTCGTACACGCGATCGCAGAACGATCTAATCCACTGCTGTGCAGACGCGCCAGACCCGAACAGTCCGTTACCCTGTGCTTCCCAGTCCAAGCACCATACGACTTTGCCGACCCAATTCGCGCAATTGTTCACGAAGTAGTCGGCTTCGGAGATGGCGTTACCTCCGTTGGCGTAATGGTATACGCCCACGCACTTTCCCAGACTTAACGCCTGCTCCACTTGTCGAGCGCAATCCGCTGACACGTACCAGCATCCTTCCGTCGCCTTGCTGATGACGAAATCACAAGGTACGGCAGACAGGTCGATACCAGCCTGCCAATTGCTGATGTCGATACCGTTCAAAGCCATCGAAATTCCTCCTATAGGCTGATTGTGTAGAAGACTAGCCACGCCATGTATAAAACGGCGTAGGCCGTTATCAGGACGTGGACTATCAACGAGACGGCGGCGAGTAACAATGCAAGGATCACACACCGTTTGAAACGTCTCATAGGATCATCTTAGCATCGAACGAATCGAGATTATTATTACCGATAATGCGTATTAGGCTCGGCTATTCATTATCTCCAGCCAGTTCCTCAAGCGATGCAATACGGTCGCGTAGATCATCAGGCAACGACGGTTTAGGATGACTCGCCAAAAATTCCGGCTCGATGATCTCACAGAACTTTGACAGCCAGTGTCCCAACGCGCGAATATAACCCGTCTCCAAGTCGAGAGTGTATTGCAACTCATCACGGTTCTTGATTAGCGCGTCTATCTTCTGGTCTTGCGCGTCGATCTGCCGTTTCATATCCCCCTGCGCGGAAACCAGTGCCTGATACGCGCTGGTCAGGTCTGAACGCCGGTTGGCTACCCATGTTATGAGGCTTCCGAGGGCTACGCCGCCTACGCCGATGATTGCCGTGAGAATATCAGTCATAGTCTCTATCTTAGACAATGATGATAATGCTCATGGGATAGGGGAGTATGTCGTTTATCATGTGAAGAACAGCAATTGGTGAGCTTCGTCGTTCCGATTCCGAAGAACGTCGAGGCGCGAGCCGAAGGTGGTATGCCGGTGTGACCGGTTCGGTCGGCGTATTACTGCGCGAACCCTATGAGAGAGTTGACTCGTAGCGGCGTATTGGCATTCAGTGTATTACTGAGACTAAGTACGATAGTGTTGTTCTGTCTCATGACCCCGTTAATCCAGATGCTAGTAGTATTCCAGTCTCCGTTCATAACACTTACACACGGGTTATTAAGATTCCCGGTGACGCCGTGCTGTTGCGCGAGAGTTTCCAATTCACTCGCAGAGTATAGTTCTGGGTTCTGCGTAGAGCTCGACCGTCTGATAACCTTTGAGTGAGCGAAGACAATCATTTCCTGCGGAGTATCGGACGACTCCCACGCATTGTCGTTTCTTACATAATGGGCATTATCGGCCATCGTAATAGCCTCCTGCCCGTCCACCGCGTCAATGGTGTTGAGCTGGGTAAGATCACGCGCCATCAGAACCGCGTTATTACGAATCATCGGAGCCGTATCCGACGCGACCCCGGCGTTAACCTTGGCAATCACCAGACCGTTGATATTCGAGTCAGGCGTACCAGCAGGGAACACTTCTATCTTTCCGCGCGGAGTCGTACCATGAGACTGCGAGGGGTCTTCCACAGTAACCGCAACCTTGTAACTATTGGTGGAGTTTGCGAGTTTCACGGTCGTATTGGTGGTGATGGCGTAAGTGTACGCGCCGAGACCATCCCACGGGCTGATAGTACCGCAATGAGGTTTGACCGTAACGGTCAGACCGCTCACCGTGACCAGAGGACTCGGGGAACCGTAACGGATACCAGACAACCCGTTGAACGCGCTACCATCAGACGGAACTAATAGAGGGTTGATGGCGTGACGGTAATCGTCCGCAGTATACTCCGGGGAACCGTTCTTAGCGGTAAGCGGGTGCATGATGATAGCCATAATCAATCCTCCGAATCGTCTACACTCATTTTATCGTGGTAGAGGATAGTTCATCAACCTTAGCCTTGAGCGCGTCCAATTCGTCCGCCACCAGTTGAGCCAACCGTAGTGCCGCCACCCCGAGCATGGGATAGTTGATGCCCACCAGAGTGCCGTCTGCATCGTATTCGCAGAAGAAACCCAACCCGTTTTCGTCCATATCGTCCGCGATCATACCGACCAACGGTTGAGCGTCATCAAAGTTCAGGTTCTTGTCATCCTTCATCCGATAGACGCACCACTTCACCTTACGGAGAGCCTCAACGGGAATGTAATCGTCTGCATCCACGATATCGGTTTTGACCGCACGAATCGACTGCGCCGTGCCCATAGTGCCGTTAGACAATATCCATGCGGCGCGCCATTGGCCGGACGTAAACAAGTTATTGTAGGCGTTGCCGGTACCAGTACCACCACGGTTCGGCGTCAATACCCCCCAGTTCCATTCCTGTGTTTTAGCGTCGATCTCGGCACGGGTGTAACTGTTGCGGTTGATGCTCTCCTGCACACGCTCGTCAAGATTGTTCGTCAGCGTCTGCACTTCCTCATACATCTCCGTGATCTGATCGACCATAGGCTTAACGCTGTTGACGATACTCGGCGGCAATTCCTGCAACTGGCGTTTGATGTCTAAGAACTGGCGTGCGGTCGCGTCGGCGCTATCTAGACTGAACTTGAATTTGCTCGGCATTAGTGTCCTCCTGTTGCAACGTCGGGGTAATAGTCCAAGCTCCGCTAAAATCTATCTCATACCCGATGATACGGGCGGTACCGTGGTTATGGTATGGGAAATGTTCGGCGTCTTCCTCCACAGTCCATGCGATAAGGTCGCCCGGGTTCCACTCCTCATACACCATTGGAGCGGACAGCAGACTCAAGCCCATAGTGATGGTCTGAGTACCGTCCTGCATCTGCAACAGCGAGGACTTGGCGTGTTCGTTCAACGTGCTCTTGTTTTTGATGCTGGTTGACGGTTGGAACACATATTCGAGCCGAGGCCGGTGGGGCTGGTCTGCGATCATCCAATCGGATTGCGGACGGTCGCCCGCGTCAGCCGTACTCACCGCCATAACCGCGTTGGCACCATAACCGTTGGTGTAATCCTCCAATAGGGTGAACGTGGTCATAACGCTTTCATCGAACGTGGTGCTTGGCGTGGTGGAACCGATATGGTCGGCTACCGTCATCACAGGTTCATAATGCCCGTCATTGATGGCCCGCCATGATGTACACCATTCCGGCCCGTTCAACACGTTGGCAAGCTCCTGCAATACGCTTAGCAGTGTCTTGTCGCTCTCGGCTTCATACGTGCGGTCACGTTTGATGCTGCTCGGTGACGCTTCGACAACAAGATTGAAACGATGGTTTTCAAGCGTACTGGTTACGAGGTCTTTTACGATATCGCACTGGTCACGATTCGTATAGGTGTGATCCTGCACGTACACGTTATCCAAGTAGTGTTCGACGGTCGCCAGTGTCAGGGTCAACCCGTCGCCGCGCATGACTCGTTCGCGTTTGACTACGATACCGCCCCACAACACGGTGGATTCGCGCACTAGGAGTATGGCGGCCTGATACGGTGTGGTGGCTTCATCCCAATTGCGGGGAGCGTTTCGCCACGGGAGCGTAGCCGTCTCGCTGGTCGTTTCCTCGAAACGGTACGTCAAATGAGTCAGTTGAAGGTCTGGAAGTTCCGCTATCACAGTACCGTCATCCAACGTGACGGCCACGAACTGCAAGCCGGAACGCTGCCACAACACGCGCGCCGTATCCGAGGAAAAACCGTTAGACTGCGGCAACCTGTTAGCAAGTAATGGCATTCGACGCCTCCTTAAATGTAAGCGGGATTGAACGTGACCGACATACGCGCGTTATCCGAGGGTCCCTCGGCGCTGAACATCCAGATGTTCTCCCCGATCTCCGCGTAGCTCCATTCGCGTCGGGTCACACTGCCACGCGCAGGGTCGGTGCCATCGATAAGAATCTCGTGGGTGTCGCCGTTGATAAGGATATAGTGGCCATCGCCCAAACTGAGGTCGAACGCCATGATGTGCCCGCTCGGACTATGCTCAACCTGAGGGTTCACCACAGGCCCGTCGATACGAATCGTCACCGGACTCGGAGCGCTACCCGTGTTCGTGAGGCGCACGCTACCCGACACTGTTGTTCCAGACCATACCCACGTTGAACCCGTGCCCGTGTCGATGTTCTCGAAGTGATAGGGGAACGTCATACCGCCCTGACTGCGCGGCAACCCGGTATTGCCGCTCACGGACTGCGTATCGTAAAGATACGAGTCCAAAGCGGTCAGGCCGATACTGAATTTGAGAATGTTGACACCAGCCCACTCCACCAATGGAGCGGAAGACGATTGCATGACCTGCACCTGACGGCTGATGTTCCCCAATTGCACTACAAGCGACTGGCTGGTGATGTTGAACGCACGCTTGAACGCATCCCAAGCGTTGATGCAGTTTTCCGTGCATTTGCCGATGATATGGCCTTCAATGGAGATTGAACGCCCCTGAGCCACGGGGATATTGCTGAACCAACCGTCAGACCACGCTTTGTCCTTGGTCTGCAAGGTCGAACCAACGCCGTCGAACAAGCCCGAAACATTCTGAAACGTCACGTGCCACTCGCACCCGTATGAGTCAGTCCCATACAAGGGGAACCCGTTCAGGGTCAGACGAACGTCGCGCGGGTCAAGAGTGAAGATAGCCATACCTTCAGTCTACCCGCGCTGCTTGTCACACGTAGTGGAAATTAATCACCCTAACGGTTTCTTGTGCCGCCGCGTTCGGGTCAAGCGCGTTAACCGTGATAGGCGCGCTCACACGCGGGCCACTAGTCGCGTTCATGGGCACCGGGTTAGACATGACCGGCATTGGAGTCACGATGGACGACGGCAGAAGCGAATTCACCATGTCCTCCACCGGACGAGTGGCCGCACGCACGTTCTCCGATACGCCACGGCCAAGACCAGCCGGAATCATCCGACCGATCTCACGGTCGAACACTTTCGACGGTGACGCGATGCCCAGCAGGCTCTTAGCGCCGTCGATGATACCGCCAACAGCGTTCTTGACTGCTGAGATGGCACCGCCGATGGCGTTCGTAATGCCATTAATAAGACCCTGAATAATGTTACGCCCGGCGCTCAGCAACCATGATCCGGCTCCGCTGAACACGCCCATGATACGGCTCGGGATACTGGTAATAAAATTCATCATCGAGCTTACGCCACTGCTGACGGCACTAGTGATACCACTCCACGCGCCGCTTACTGCTCCCTTGATACCGTTCCACACACTGCTGAAAATACTGCTGATGCCGCTCAGCACGCTCGATATGACGCCTGACACTTCATTGATGGCACCAGAAACAATATTCTGGATACCGTCCCAAACGCTAGAAACGATATTCTGAATTCCTTCCCAAACGCCAGACCAGTCGCCGTTGATAGCCGCCAGAACGGTACTGATAATCGCGTTGACTACGTTCATCACAGAAGTTACGACGGTCTGGATGAACGGGAAAACCGCGTTGATGACGCCCTGAATACTGGCTCCCCATGTCTGGAAGACTGACTGGATGACTGGCAGCACGGCCTGAATCACACTGGCGATACCGTTAATTACGGGAGTCACTGCCGTGGATATGACTGTCATGGTCTGGATGACGTTGCTCACCACGGTTGCCAACACGGGCGCGATAGTCTGGATCGCGGTCATGATGACGGGCATGATCGCGCTCCCGAGATTCTGCAACGCTGCCATAAGCGGCTGCAAAGCGGGGAGCAGTTGCGTGGTAATCATCGTTGCGATGGGCGCGAAAGCAGTCTGGAACGTTGTGCCGATCTGCGAGAGAATCGGTCCGATAGTTTGCACCAGACCGGTAAACACGCCACTAAGCCCGCTGATACCCTGAGCCACCATACTAATGCCCGATGTCAACGGGCCTTTGAACTGGTCAAGAATCGTCGTACCCACGCCCACCACGGACGCTTCGAGGTTGCCCATCGCGCCTTCAATGGTGCTGGTGCTGGTAGCGGCCTCTTTCGCGGCGTCAGTCATACCCAAGTCCATAATGGCTTGGTTGAATTCATCCGCGCTGATCTCGCCCTTCTCCAGCGCGTCACGGAAGTTTCCAGTGTAAGCGCCATTCTTCAGCATCGCTTCCTGAAGCTTGCCGGATGCACCGGGGATGGCGTCGGCCAACTGGTTCCAGTTCTCCGTGGTGAGCTTGCCAGCGCCAGCGGTCTGCGTAAGCACCATACCCACCGAGCTGAACGTGTCCGCCGAACCGCCGGCGACCGCGTTCAAATTGCCAGCAGCTTCAGCCAACTGGTCGAAACCCTGCACTCCGTTCGCGGCAAGCTGGGCTGTTACATTGCGAATATCACTGATGGAATACACGGTCTGGTCGGCGTATGCCTGAGTGCTGGCGGTGAGCGCGTCAATAGTCCCAGTATCCAGTCCGGCGAAGTTCAACGTGCTTTTGAACTTGTCCGCCGAGTCTGACGCCTCCACGATATCCCCGGTAAGATCGGCGATGGCGTCCACTGCCATGCCGATACCCGAAGACACGAGACCGCCAACGGCACCGGCGGCGGCACCGAACTTACCGAAACCGCTGGAAGACTTGCTAGCAGACTTGTCAACGTCACCCAACGCTTCATCGGCCTGCCGCGCGGACTGTTCGATCTGACGGCTCCCGGACTGAATATCTTTGACGCCAGCGTTCCAATCGCCAGTGTTGATCTCAGCGTCTAAAGTCAGTGTTGAGTCGGCCATCACACGTCCTTCCCGAGTTGTTCGATGATCGCGTTAATCTTGCGGTCGCCATGCTTGGTAAAAGCGGCGGCGATGCTCTCAAACATCATGAGATACTGGTCGGCCAGATGCTTGCGACGAACGTTCCGGCTCTCCCGGAGAAGGCGCATCATAAGGTCGGGGTCAACCTTGTTTTCCAGCACGTCGCGGATAGCCTGCCACCCATACATGTCACCGAGTTCAGCGAGGATACGGACGGACGGCAGCGGGCGGCGTGCTTGTTCCTGCTGCTTGAACTTCCGCATCTTCTCCCGTTCGGAGGGAGTGAGCAGACTATCCCACGACTTCATTACTCGCCCTTGATGGCAACGGTGATGTTCTTCGCCATAAGCCCGGACAACGCGGTCATGGCACGCTGATAGGCGAGGTCGCTACGCTCCTGCGTCTTCACCTTCCACTCGGAGAATTTATCAGCGGGACTCATAAGCGATTCAACCAAGGGGAAGATGATCTTTTCGGCGGTTTCCAAAGTCTCACGGTTCGCCACGCCCGCGCTCAGCTTGTCAATCGTCTCAGCATTATCCAGAATCGTTAACATGTCCTTCGACCCGAGCGGGCGCATGGTGTACACGGTGCCGTCGATTTTCACGGTAAGGGTGCGGAACGCTTCGCGGGTGTCGATGCTCAAAACCGGGGTAGTCATTATTGCTCCAATCGGGTGGTATCATGAATCATGTTGCTTTTCTTGCAACCTTTCCATCCTGCGCCCGCCACCACAATTCTGGTGGCGGGCGTTACTTATGCTCACGCACTGGCAATATTGAAGTTAACCACGGTCTGCACGCTGCCGCTCTTGAACGTGACGGTACCCGTACCGGTCTGCTTAAACTCGATATCCCAAGTGCCGTCCCCGTTGTCCGTAGCGGAAGCCTTAGCAGTTTCAGCCACGGTGGCGGTGATGGTACCAGTGGCACCATTCGGAGACGCCACGACGTGCACGGTCCCATGATCGTTGACACGACCGGAGAGGTTCGCCGGAGACGCGGTAAGCGAGGTAATCTGAGTGCTCTCCGTCTTGATGGTGCCGGAATCCTCGTCGTAGTACGACGGGTTATCCAGATCAAGCTCACCCATGACCACGGCACCGTTGGCCCCGGAGGTCATCGAGCCGGACAGTGTGACCACGAACGGGTCGGACAGGCTCAGAGTGAATTCGCCGCCCGCGCTGATTAGCGCCTGCGGAATACGGAAGTCCTGAGCCGAACTGTGTCCATCGCACACGTTGTGAATGATAATGTCACGCGGAGTGTTCGACACGCATTCGTTGGCTCCGAAACGAACTTGACCGGTTTCGGACATCGAACCGGAGATAACGCGCTTGAACTTCGCGTTATGGTACAGCTCCGGGAACAGCATTCCGAGGAAGCGGACGCTCGGGCAGATGATTTTTAGCTCGAAACTCATTTCCTCGTAGGAACCGTTCGGCACGTTGATGGTGCCGGACTGGGAAGCAACCTCGGTGGTGCCGGGGGTCAGGGTGATAGTGCCCACTTCATCCTGCACAAAGTCGGGGCTGATTACAAGATCGTCAATGTATACGGTCTTTTTGCCGATGAGGGGGTAGGAGGCCATTTTATTGTCCTTTCGTCGGGCGGGACTGCACGCGCGCGACTAATGGACGGTTCTTATTCTACCGTTTCGTTGGAGAGCTTGTAGTCAATGTTGAATCGGATGCTTTTCACCCAGCGTCCTTCCCCGTCGATGGCGTCCATGTCGATGGCTGTCGCCGGATGCACGCGGATTGATACAAAGTCAATATCGGCAATGGGGTTACAGGTCAGCCTGCAATAGTCATGAAGACGATTGTTGACGAAGTGCAGGAGTCGGAGCATCAACTTTCCTTGTTCGATCACGTCGAAGTATCGGCTGCTGACTGTGAGCTGATCCGTGTACAGGTCGCCATTGATGCCCACAGTGTTCGCGTTGACCCAGATGCCCTCGGCGTTCGTGACGCTACCCGTGTCCAATACGGGACTAGTGCCGAAGAACAGGGTTTTTCCGTAAGTGCCGAAACCCTCGTTTTGGAGGGTCATACACATGGCCAGATCAATCATGATGTCGCTCCTATCCTAGATCGAAGTACGATTTCACACGGCTGGCGGCGGTGTTCCGCGCTCGCTGGAGGTAGCGTACCTTATTCGGGTGGAGATGGTTCACACGTTCGCGGAGAGGAGCGTAAGGGACACGATCGTTGCCGAACGTGACACGCCACTTAAGCGTGGAGACCTGTTGGAAACGGCCACTGTTACGCAAAGCGCCGGACTTGTACGGCGCGTTCTCCCGTGCCATCTTGAGAATGTCGGTCATCATTCTCACGCCGCCCTTGTTCAACTGTTGGGTGGAGAGTTTGCGTGTCCAATCAGCGGACAACTGTAACCGGTAGCTCATATGCTGTCCCTTCCATACGGTGTCCCATACACGGTGATGAACCGGGTTTCCCCCATATCCATGTCATCGCCCCGGCTGGCCTGCGTGACTTGGTACACTCTGCCATCTGAGAGTTCCAACATCAGATCGGGCCATAGTTCCATGTTCGCCCGCAGACTCTCGGGAACCGTGTCCGTCTGAATGTGGAAGCGGCGGCTGCTGATACGCGAACCGTATTCGGTCGGCTGGTCGGACTGGGTGGAGTGCTTCACAATCACCTGCAAGTCGGCCAATTGTTCGTTAGGCAGACCGGGAGCCGTGTACCGCCAAAGCGTCGCCGCTTGGACTTGGTTCGGGAACAGTGTGAACGGGTCACAGAGCGTTGCCATAAGCGTAGTCACCTCCCACATAGTCCTGCGAGTTGAGCCACCACGGCAAATTGCAGTGCTTGCGCGGCATGGACAAGATGCCCCCCGACTCCACGCCGTTCCGGCATAGCGACCACTTGTTGATAAGCGAGCGGTACGGAGTTAACGCACGTTCCATAGTCGTCTCGTTGACCGTGGCGTAACTCACGCTCACATCCTCGATGCTCTTCGAGGTGATGCGGTCGGTCTGGTCAAGCATGTTCTGGTCTGCCTCGATGATTGCAGCCAACACAGAAGATAATGGGGCGGGGAGTTTCGCGAACCCGTGTGTTCCGGTCACGGTTATTGCCGTGCCCGCCGTGAGACGTTCCGTGATGGTCAGGTAGTTCGCGTACTTGGTTTCTGGCTTCCACCCGTCGCTCATATCGTAGTTCACGTGAAAATCGAGTTTGACCCCGTCGGTGGTCTGCACGTTGCTCACTTCCGAATACCATGCCAGTAGGGCCACATGGCAGCCATCCCCTACGACGATTCCCACGTAATCATCCGTAAGCTGGGATAGGGCTTTTTGGCATAGAATGTTGGCGAGGTCTGCGAGCGCGGCATCCTTCCACCGTGTGTAGTTCGCGTCTCCCACCTGATTGATTACGCTGGCGTCGATGTCCATGATCGCTCCTTCCGAAAAATGAGTTAGGCCCTACCTCCCATTGTAGGAGATAGGGCCTTTGCGGTGCAGTCCCGCTACTGTTTAGGGTAGCGTGTCAGGCGGACGCCATCAAACCTGCGGCAATCAGAGCGTTCACTACTTGCGTTACTGTGCCGGACGTCGGGTCAACGTGAGCGGCCTTACCGACAGGCTGACCCTCCTCATCAACGAAGTTGATGACCTTAACCGCCTTCATGTTGTCTTTTGGCAGCGCCTTGCCGCCGACTCGTGCGTACATTTCAGCGTTCATCACTTGCCCTTCGGCTTGATGACCACGGCGGACTTCTCCGCGTCCAGACCGCCACCAGCGTAGATTTCCTGAAGATACTCGTTGGTGTTCGTGCTGAGCGCGAAGTTCGTGAACGCCTCGATGGACGTATCGCCAACCACCGCGTAGTGGGATGCGGACATGATGACACCCATAGTGGTGGTGTCGTCCGTGTCAGTCCACCATTCAGGGGTGATGATCTGGTTTACGCCGAGGGCGCGGGCCAGAGTATCGTCACCGCCGAGAGCTATGTACGTGTTGCCGTTCGCATTAGCGGACATCAGCAGGTCTGCCACGGTGTCGGCGTTGCACAGGAGTACCTTGTTGCCCTGAGCTCGAACCATGTGGGAGGCGCGAACAAAGTCCATCAGCGGGGCATCATTCGTCATGGTGTAGGAGAGCGCGAAACGGTTGCCATTCCACTCGGACGAAGACGAATTGTCTCCCGCGTCGGTCACGACCGAACGGAAGTGAGCCATGTCCTCGTAACCGCCGAGCGTAATCTGACGTTCGATGGTCTGGATAATATAGTTCGGGAGTTCCTGAAGCACGTAGCGGAGCAGAGCGCCCGGACGCTGGGTGCGGCGGATATCGCCCTTGTTCAGTTTGAAGTACTTGTAGGTGTAGTCGGCCTGAAGTTCACGCTTCACGAACGAAAGCGTTTGTTCTTTCTTCTGCTTGCCGTACTCGCTCACCGGGTAGCCGTGAGCACGGGTCTCCTCAGTCAGACCGGCGATATTGCCGCCGATGGTCAGACGGTCAAGACCGGTTTTGCGCAGCAGGTTCCACAGGCCGGAGCCGCGAGTGTTCAGCGCGTCCGAGATAGTGGTGATGGCTTCGGTCGGGATGAACTTGTTCACGTTGGTGGCGTCAACGCCGAAGGATGCGGTGTCCGACATGTTACGGTTCACGGTGTCCGCCCACTCACGGTGGAACGCTTCGACACCCTTGTTATCGGTGTCGATCAGGGCACGTTCGAACGCGATCATGGCGTCGTCGGAGTCCAGCCACGTCTTACGGTCGTGGGAGAACTTCACGGTACCCGACTGGTGGGCGGCGTGATTGGCTTTGTTGATGATGATGGTCTGGCGACCGCTGGAAGTCTGCACGGGTTCCTCCGGGGCAGGGGTGTTTTCCTCATTGTTGGAGTCGGACTGTTCGCCGATGGCTTCGGTGATGTCATCGAGCGCGCCCTGCATGATCTCACCGATGGACGTGGTGAGCTGTTCCGCCTCGTCCGGGGTGAGCTTGAACTGGGCGATGGTACGCGCCAACTTCTTAAGGAGTTCCGGGTTCATGGTGTCTCCATTCGTGTTGTTGTTGCGGCTGTTAATTGCTGTGAAAGCGGCCCTTGGGTCGGCCCCACGATACACGACGCTGATTTCCAGCAATTCGCCATCGTGGATAATACCGTCCTTGCCGGGACGCTGGTTGAATTCAACGGTGATACTGAAACTATTGGTCAAACATCCGTCGGCGGCGAGCTGGCGGATACGTTCGCCCTGATCTACCTCGCTGAGTTTCGCTTCGGCCATCATCCCGGCGTCGGTCATCCAAAGTCGGGTGATTGCACCCGCTTGGCATTCAATGCTGGGCATATGGTCGATCAACAACGGGAGGGATAGTTTGTCGGACTCGGTGAGGTCGGACACCAGTTTCAGGCTGCCGTCGATAAGCGGAGCTTTGAGTGTCTTGAGGTCTACGGTGAGTCCGTCGCACATCACTTTGCCGCTGTTGGCGAGGAAGGTGAGGGTACGGCCATTGGTTTCTGGGGCACCGCTGTTGGCGAAGCTCTTACGAGTCTTCATCGTGGCCCTTTCAGATTAGTAGGGTAGTGGTGCGGTCGAACGTCCTTAATGGGCTTAATGTTCTGACCCCCATAGTAGCACGATGCGATACGTGTCCAAGCCTTTGCAGTTCGGGCACTTCAATGTAACCATGGTGTCGCGGGCGCAGGAGCCTAGGTAGCGTCCGCAGCGTTTGCAATGGATGTCATACGTCATGATTCGACCACCTCGTAATCCTCGTAGCAACGGCAGTTCGGGTGTCCGTTCGGCGTCTGCATACTCTCGAAGTTGTTCACGTAGGTGCGGTCGCCGATCTCGACGCTGGCGTTCTCGGCCAGATACGTGTCATCGAGCGCGATTCGTTTGCCTTCCATGTGGTGACAGAATTCGCATACTTTTTCGTCGCCGCTGGTACGCCAAACCTTGGCTAGTCGGACTCCGAGTGTTTCGCTGAGGTTGCGGGCGCTGTACAGGCTGCCGAGCCGTTGGGATTGCACCGTCTCACACCGGGCAATCAGTTCGGCGTGATCGTTGCCCATTCGTTCGAGGGCTTCGCGCAGGCGTTCGGCGTCCCACTGTTCCACGTCGGCACGGTTCAGTAGTTCGAGCACGTCGTTCGTGATGGTCTTGCTGGTGGACTTGGCCACGCTCTGTAAATGCTCCAAGTATGCTTCACGCACGGTGTCTGGCAGTTCGCTCCAGAAGTAGAGTTGCCGCCAGTCATCGGCGGTGTAGCCCTCGACCTCCACGGCAATGGCGCTTTCCGGGTGTACCTCAGCCCACGCTGTAATGACCTGCTCCAACTCGTAGCCGGTGCGTCGCGCGTAGGCGGCGAGATTTGCCATCAACTCGTCTTCCACGTCGTTTATCCACTGGTCGCCGATGGCTTCCAGATCATCACGCAAACCGTTCTGGGAGCGGCGGGCCATGCGGATTACTCGGTTCACGTAGCGTCGCGTCGCCGGGAGAATACGGTTCTCGGTGGCCGTTTCCTGCGGTTTGATATTCCGCGCATATCGTTTTGCGGCTATGGGGATAGTCAGTGTCGGAGTTTGCTGGTGCAGGTCAAGACGCTTGTACGAGTCGGGGAGGCCGAGCGCGTCCACGGCGGATTCAAGACTGGCCCCCATGTTCAGGACTTTGGTGAGCGAGTCGATACGAACCTTCTGGGTGTCGGCCTGCACCTTTTCTACGTCGGTTTGGGACGGCAGGTTGAGATCGAACGTGATGCCGTAGCCTAAGCCGCCTGTGATGCGGTCTAACTCGAACTGCCATTTATCCCACACCGTCATACACAACGGTTTCAACGTGTTTTCGATGAACGCGCGTTCGGCTTGTTCGGCGTTGGCGTAGGTCTGCCCGTTGTCGATGCCGCGAATAATGTCCGGGACTGCCAGAGCGTTCGACAATCGGTTGTTTACCACGTCGTTCACGGTCTGCAAGTCCAGACTGTCGTTGGCGTTCTGGAACGGTACCCATACGAGTTTGCTGGTGGTGCTGGGCTTATGGGTCATCGGGTCAACCGGGATCATGTTGTATACGATTCCGTTGTTGTTGCCTGCACCACGGAATGCGTTTTCGAGGCGGTCGCGGTTGCGCTGGAAGTCCTCAGTATTTTCGGACACGATTCCGAGCATTCCAGCGGGTACGGCGTTGTTGCCGAAGAAACCACGCTCATAGTCGGCGATCATATCGTCCACGTTCGCCCATTTCTTCACCGTCATGGCCGGTGCAATGCCCCGAGTGGTATCGTTCGGGTGCTGCGAGTAGCTGAGGGCGATTGTTTCGTTTCGAGAGAATTCGTAGACTCGTTCGCCATCACCCAAGTCCATCGTGACGCGATGATACCAGTCCGAGCGCGTGGAATTATACTGTCGGCTGTTCGACGGCAGCAGCGTATAGCCGAGGATGTTGTCGGCTGTAATGTCTCCGCCCGGCCCGTTGTCTGTCCAGATCAGCACATCCAAGTGAGATTGAGTGAGGATGCTGGCGCAAACGATCTTTAAAAACTCCAAGCACGAATAGGTGTCGTTGGGAGCGTAAAGTGCGGCCAATGGTGCTGGAGCCGGGTCGATACGCCGGTTTTCCGAGTCCACGGCGTAGGGAATCACCGTGCTGAACCGTTGCGCGATGGCGTTCACGTAGGGAAATACGTTGTCGTAGGTGTCGTGCATGGGGATGGTGTTGCCGCCCATCGGTTGCCAGATGTTCCCGCCCATTGGTGTGGGGGACATGCTCGGCGCGTGGTTGCGGTCGAAAGCGCTCATAAACCCGTCGCGGAGATTGCTGATTAAGCTCACGGTTTCCTCGATTCATCTAAGACCCTATGTCTAGTCTACCGGGGTGCATGGCTTAAACCTAGCAAACGGCTACGTCCCAAGAAGGTAGCTTCGGCGGTTCATAGCAAGCCAACAGTACAGCGTCTGCAAGGTCGGGGCTGCCCAAGTTCTCTCGGTCTTTGTAGTCCTGTTTGCTTTCGATCTGGCGTTGGTTTCGGCTGGTGATTTTCCACCGTCTGGTGGTCAGCTCGGTGGAGAGTTTGGCGAAGTCATCAAGATTAGGGTTGATGCTCAATGTGGGGAGCATGGTGGCGAAGTCGAACCATAGTTCGCTAGCAATATTCGGATACTGCGCGTCTTTCGCCTTACCGGCGTAGTTGATGGCGTCAACGGGCAGGCCGTTTGTCTTGAGCAGGTCTGTCAACCCTCCGCCCACGCCGGTATCGTCCACGCGGATGGCGACTGGCTTGTACTGGGTTGCACGGAGTTTGATGCGTTCCGCAGTATTCACGATGCTGCTGTGTGTCCACGATTCCAATATGGTGATTCGGTTGCCCTGTTTGATGCAGAGCGCGGTTCGGTCGGTGCCGTATCGGGCCACGTCCACGCCGAACGTTACCGGGCCGTCCAATGGTTCACGTTGGACGGCTTCGCCTATCATCGTATCGGTGATTAGCTGGTTATCGGTATCGGAGTACGGTAAGCCCAGCCAGATGTGCGCGTAGTCCGCAGACTGTTGGTCGGCGCGTATCATATCCAGCACGTCTTGGCTCAACAGGCGGCGCACGTCATTGTAGGTGGTGTGCCAGTGGCAGGTCTGGCGGCGGCGTTCCTCCGAATCACCGGTGATGAAGTACGTCCACACCGGGTCGTGACTGGTCAGCGGGTTCCAAGTGAAGATCAGAGTGGAATTGGGTCGGCGTATGGTCGGTATGAGTGTGGTCAGGCTTTCCTTGCTGATGGTCTGCGCTTCCTCCACCCAGCACACGTCCACGCCCTCGATGCTCTTGATCGATTGCAGATTGTTGTGCAGGCCACGGAAAATGAATAGGCTCCCGTTGATGTGGCGGATGGAGTCGCGCGTGACCTCGAAGCCCTTGACGCCGAACGATTCGATAATGTCGGCCAGCAGTTTATGCACGGAATCAGTGATGGAGTTCTGGAATTCGCGGGCGCACAATACCGTGATGGGCTGGGTTGCGGCACGGAGTATGAGACTTTGCGCCACGCTTGTACTCTTGCCGCTTGCTCGGCCACCGGAATAGCAGTAATACCGGTATGGTGGCGTCTCCGAGTGGAGCCACCACCATAAGTCACGGTACGGTTTAGCTATCTTCATACTTTTAGTCTAGAGTCTTCGCCCACTTGATAACGTGGCGGGTAATAAGCGGGTAGACGATGGTCTCATACAGGATAATGACCGGCGTACCGTCCTTGTCATGCCAGACAGCCACCGGGTCGTTCATACCGAACTCACGGATAGACGCGGCGATCTGCGCCACCTGCTCGTCTGGATGCTGTTTCGCGTTTCGAGCGTATGGGATCAGATCACTTGTTTTCATGGTCTGGACTTGCAAGCGTGGTTTACTCATTATTCACCGTCTTTCTTGTTTTCGGGGTTATCGTCGAATGGTTCCAACACGATGCGTGGCGGCTCGTAGCCGGTCACGTTCACGTCGGTGGACTGGTGGGGCTTACCGTCCAAACGGTCGATCAGGTCGGTAGCGACTTTCGGGTTCTTCTCCGCGTCAAGAATGTGTTTGACTGCGATACGTTGGATCATGGTCAAGCTCGGGTCTTTGGCTTTCTCAGCGAATTCCTTGGCGGAGAGTTTCCCGTATTCCCTTATCCATCGGGTTGGGCTGGTGTCTTTTGTCCAAGTGCCTCGGTCTTGCGGGCGTTCTTGGAAGCCGCCTTTTCCGGTCGGATTGTTTACGCCTCCGGTGATTCTGCCGTGCGCGTCTCGGGTTACGTTGCTCATAGGGGTATTTTATGCTTACTTGGGTTTAGCTTGTGTTTGGTGTTGGTTGATGATGGTTTGTATTTCTTCCGGGGTGGTGTTGAGTAGGGTGGCGATGTATTCGATGTCGTAGTGTTTACAGTGCCAGTGGAGGGCTAGTTCGGTTTTGCGTTGGCTGAGAGGCATGATGGTTCCTTTAGGCGAGGATGTAGGTTATCAGGAGTTTAAGCAGGGCTATGGTGCCTGTAGTGATTAAGAGGACGGCTAGGGTGAGTAGTAGGACGCCGAGGATACGGCCCAGCTTGTAGCCGGGCGTGTTTTTCTCCGGCTTGTTGGTGTTGCGGAAGTAGTCGAATTCGTTTGGCTTGTTCATTGGTTCGGCTCCCATGTGATCGTGAGGAATACGCCGGTAGGGGTGTCATCGGCGTAGCGTTTGTGGCTGATTACGTCGGTGATCTGGCAGTCGTCGTGCCAGATGTGGGTTTCGGTGATGGCGTCGTATAGGGCGCGTTGGAGTTTGTCTATGTCTGGTTTGACTGTGGGGTGTTTTCGTTTTCTTGGTGGGATGGTTTTGGGGCGGGGCAGGTAGAACGTTGTTTCTACGGTCACGTATGAGTCGTGGGGAATGGTTGGGTGTTCGTGGCTGAGGATGGTGTCGCGTACATGGTCGCGCCACGGGCGTTCTTTTTTGTCCATTGGTATGAGACGGGTGACGGGTTTGCCGGTGGTGCGGCTCCTGCCGGTGATTGGACGGTAGGAGCCTTTACTGGCTGGGATGCCGGGAATGAACAGGCTGAATGAGTATGGTTCGCCGGTCATTGGTTGATCTCCGCCAGATCGAACGTTGGTTGCGTTTCCGCCTTGAGCTTGAGCGTGCGCAGGATGTCAGCACGGTTGCTTTGATGCTTGTAGGCTAGTTGGTCTTGGCCGACGTATTTGAAGCGTTGCCCGCAATTGTGGCAGAACAGCGGGTCTGGGTTGTTCTTGTAGATTTCGAGAATTCGCTTGTAGTATTCTGCGTCGTTTTCTGCTTGTCCGTTGGTGTAGTGTTGTGTGGTGTCTGGCCAGATCAATGCTCCGCAACGTGGGCAGTATGAGACGGGTGGGATGCCGTCCACTGGTTTCGGGCTGGCGGTGATGAACTTCATTGACGTCCAGAAGTCTTCGGTTTTGCTGAGCATGGCCCGGTATGTTTTGACGAAGCCTATGAGATCGAATGACTCAGCTGTGAGGCAGCATTCGAGAATGTTGAATTCGTTCATACTGTTGACGAACGCATAACGTTCCAGCAGGTAGAGCAGGGCGACCGGGATACTGTTGAGTTCGTTCGCGTCCTCGTAGTCATAGAGGGTTATGGTGGTGTCTTCGCGTTCATCTTCTGGGCAGTTCTGCCAAACTTTGACGTAGGCACGTTTCGTGAATTTCATGGTTAATCCTCCTAGTATTCTTTACCTTTTTTGATAGGCCGAGCAGATCATCTTAACGAGTTCGTTTGGTTCGAGTCGGATAAATGGGTGCTCGCTCATATCGGTTTCGCGGCTGGAATGTTGTTTGGCGTTCTCGGCGATCTTCAATGAGGCCAATAATTCTAGAACTTTATCTGAGACTTTGCCCGTTGATTTGATGGTGTAATTCTCTCATCTTGCTTGCTAAGGTCCAGAGCTCTTATGGCCGAGTGTATTGCGTAACGCAGTTGTTCGTCCGTTACGAGATATCCGGTCATGATGATTCCTTTCAATCGGTGGTGGCGTCTTCGATGGCTTGATCTATGATTTCATCGAACATTGATGTTCTCCTTTATCGCTGGTCTACGAGTTCGGTGAGAGCTTCCCTTACGTCCTCGACGGTGACACCTAGAAACTCTGCCACGTCGCCGATGCGGAATCGAACAGGCCGATTATCGCGAACGCGATCAGTCTTAGGCTTTCCAAGCTTTATGCTTTTAAGCTCCCCGGCTGCTTCTAGGCGTCTTATGGTTTTTTCGCTGGTATGGCATAGATCGGCAACCTGCTGCCGCATTAGAAGAATTTGCTGAGTTTTAGACACGGTTGCTCCTTTCATGATGATTACTTTCCTTCCTTTTCGATTTCATTGATCTTTTCGGTGAGGACTTCGAGCACGTCCACGCGGTCTCCCCACTTGAGTTTCCGCCAGAAATGTTCAAGATCAGCCCAGTTCTCGGCCTGAAGGATGCCAAGAAGCCTGATTGCCTGAGCTTCGAGTATGTCGGCGTTCTGTTTGCAGCACGCGGCGAAGAACGGCACATTATGTGTGATTGCGTCATTGATGAACCAGCGCGCCTTCTTGAGGTCTTTGACGCCGTTCTTGTGCTGCCATCGGAAGCAATACTGCACGGCTTGACCCCAGTTGCTTGAGAGCATTCGGCTGAGTTCGATGCACTCGAACGGGCTGTCCTTGTAATACTTTGGATGGTTGACTTTGTCACTCATTTCGTGTCCTCGCTTTGATTCGGTACTTCCGTGGGCATGTTGCCGGTATAGCCGAGCATGGAACGGCAGTGGTCGGCCGTCTTTTCGTATGCGTTGACTTGTCCACGCACGACACCATATGAGTCCATGTCATGCTGCATCAGAAGAACGCTCGCCAGTCTCAGGCCTTCCGCTGCTAACTGTTCGCACCAGTCGATGATCTCGTTGAGCGTCTTGTCTTTCTCGGTGACGTTGGTAGCCATCAGAACACGCTCCATTCGTTGTCGGTCTGGTTGGATGAGTCGGTCGGGCCGAACTGGTCTGTTCCCGGCCATTGAGTGCCGGACTGCTGGTCTTGCTGAGCCTGCTGGGTTTTCGCCTTGAGCATGGCGAGACTAATGATCGCGTGTTCGATGGTGAAGTCGGTGCGCGGCTGACCATTATTGTCGGTTCCGGTCTTCCACTTGAGGACGCCTTCGACGCGGACTGGTGTGCCCTTGCGCAACATGCGTTCGTAGGTTTCGGCCAGTCGCAGGTCATACTCGAAGATGGTGGCCCACATGGTGTCGTGGTCCACCCATTGCTTCGTGGTCTTGTCCACATGTCCGCCTGTGGCGGCGACTCGGATAAGCAGGTATGGGGTGCCGTTGCGGGTCTGTTTGCGTTCGGGGTCTGCCGCCAAGCGTGCGAGCGGTAGCGTGATTCTTGGGTCATTCATCGGTGATCGTTTCTCCTACTGGTAGTGGTGTGATGTTGGGGTTGAAGTAGTAGCGGTTGCCTACCTTGATGTATGGCAGTCGTTTCTCACGGCAGTATCTGCGTACCGTTTGCACGTTGAGGTGCCAGCGTTCCGCGTACTGCTCCGTCGTTGCGATGAAGTCTTTAGCGTACATGATTTTAATATACCTCAGATTATCCTTGATTGCAACTAGCATATGCTAGCTATATAATATATATATGAGCACTGAACCGGGCTCACCAACATTAAATAAAATACGAACAGGAATAAAGCAAGCGCCTCCCCGAGAAAACTGAAGGGAGGCGCTAACAGAAAGGTGGAAATATGTCCGATACGAGTATAGCACAGAACTCGGGTTTTTCGATGCTGCCGAATTGGGCGGTGGATGATGACCGGTTGGGCGGCTACGACCTGCTGGTGTACATGGCGCTGATACGTCACGCCGACAACACCGGCGTATGCTGGCCGAGTCTGGAGCGGCTGGCGAAGATCGCGCGTTGCTCGCAGCCCACGGTATCCAAGAGCCTCAACAGGCTTGAGCAACTGGGGTACATTCGACGGGTCAAGTCCGATGGCAGGGCCAACCGGTATCACGTCTCGCTGTGGAAGCCCACCCCAAAACAGGGTTATGACCCTGCACCGACCCCAAAACCTGCTTTTGACCCCTCAAAACCTGCTTTTGACCCACCCCAAAACCTGCTTTTGACTAACAATACCCATAAGAACAAAACCCAAGAACAATCCCCGCGCGAAGAAGAAAAAAACACAGTCGCCTGCCATTCATCGGAAACGCTCAAGGCGCTTATGGACTTGTGGCCGAAGAAATGCAGAGTCTCTAACGAATTCCTCATGTATTTCAATACGGCTTACGACGAGGTTGGGGCCGACGCGCTTATGAAAGCGGCGAAACGTTTCGTGGAATCGTGCGAGGGTACGCCGTTGCAGTACGTGCGGACTCTGCCCGTGTGGCTGGCCAACCCGATTAATTGGAGGGGCCATAGGCAGGAGCAGCGCAGCGAAGCGCAGCTGTCGAATTGGATGGCCCATAGGCTTCCCGATTCCGTGTCCGCCGACGTGGCGACCGTTCTGCGTGCGAGGCGTGCGTATTGGGGTGCCACCGGCGGAGTGGAAGCGTTGGAGCGTGAATTTTCCCCCGAAGATGGCGGCGATGGCGTGCCGTTGATTGTCTAATCCCACTATATGTGATATATTATATATATCAAGCAAACGGCTTGATCTTATACCATAAACGAGGAGTATCGAAATGCGTAAAACACAATACTATGACACTGCTCTCAAGGCAGCCGAAGCAGTACCGGTCATCACAAAAAAGT